TGTGCCCAGTTGATCGTGCCCTGGTTATCTGATACGTCAATTCCTTTCCACATAAGCATTACCTCACCACAAAATTCTCCCATTTTTTGTAAGCGTCCACATAGGTTTCCTGCTTGTCACCGTTATGGGTGATCTCATAATACATACCGTCAGAAACATTTGTGCTCAGCAGTGCCTTGTGGTTCTGAAGCGTCTTGCAGTACCAAACCACGAATACGTCATCCCCTGTAATCTGCTTCTGGTCAGTTTTGTCCGCGTGGCTGTTGAAATAATCCACTACAACCTGTTTACTTTTTTCTAAAAACTCTTTGCTTCCCATACTCTTAGTCCTCCGTATAATCTTCGATCACATCAATCCCATACTCAATGGCACAGGTATTTTCAATGCGGCAGCCTCTTGCGTTTTCCCATCCTTTTGCAAAATACGCAATGTCCGCAGTCGAAAGCAATTCCAAAGATTTTCCCAAAAACCACAGAGGTCTCGCATCCGCAGGCGCGCTCTAGAAAAACGAATCAATAACCTCTACTTCTTCGTTCTCTGCAAAATTTCTCTTTGCGCTGGCAATTGCCTTTTCCCTCTCTTTTAAAATTTCATCATCTGTTTTGCCTTTCATCGGCTGTGAAATAAAAAGTTTTTTCATATTCTACTCTCCTTATCATTTTATGAGGGCGACCGAAGCCGCCCCAGAATCACGCTTAACCCCGCGCCGGGAGATAATCGGATCACCTTATCCTTCCTTGTCTGCTTCAATAGCTGCCGCATCTGTCAAACCCTCGCCGATGACATAGCCGATAACCGTAGCACCAGCCATGATCAGCGCAGAGATCTGTGTGGCTTCATTTTCCGTCCCTCCGCAAGCCACAATCATCAGCGTCACAAATGATGCCACGCTCATCCAAAGCTTTCTGCTTGTCAGTTTTCGCATCCAATCAATCTTTTTCATTGTCATACCTCCTTAATTTTGTATATGCTTCCATCCGGATATTTGATGTCTAGAGCTAACACCTCCGGCTGCAGCTTTTCGTGATAAATGTCATCCCCGCCGGCAGCTTCGTACACATTCCCCAGCTCTCGGAAGGTCTTTAATCCGTCCGGCGTCACATATCTCTGTGATGTAAATTCCTTATGTAGCCGCCACAGAGTTGTACGTAGCGAAGCAATCGTGCGTTCGTTGTCCTTCTGGATGTACTCTTCCAGCATCCGAGTTATATTCTTTACATCCTGCTTCAATTCAATCTGTTTTTCGTACAAATCGTCCTGCCTTCTGGCAAGATTGTCCCTGATCGTAATAGATTGCTGGTGGTACTCCTCTTGCTTTGACACGACTCCACTTTGCAGCTCCTCGATATGTGAATAGACTGCTGCGATCTCCTTTTCACGCTGTTTCCGGAAAAGATTCTTTTTCTTTACCAACCCCAGTGCGTCAAGGACCTTATTCCAGCTTTCCACGATAGTCGGGATAAACATAAACACACCAGCGATCACAACCGCTATCGTCCCCCACCCAACATTTTCCGCCTTTTCTATCAGTTCAATAAGCATTTCCTACGCCTTTCTCATTCGCTGGCTTCTTTCCATACACTATCCGTTCCTACGGCTCCCGGCTCCCATACATTATTGTCGACCAGAGATTCCCAGACCTTACTATTGTGTTTTACCTTATCGCCTTTTTTATATCCGTTTGTGCTTCCCGGCTGCTCCCAGTCCGGGATAACACCAGGATCTGGGATGAGCACCTTTGCAAACAGGGAAGGCGCCGCCTCCGGCGTCCACTGTGTCTGTTTATCGTGAGCACTAAGGACATTGTAAAGCACGTTGTTGTAATTAACGCGCTGCCCTTTTCCCAAATGCGTACCCTCTTCCAGTTTTTCCCATTCGGGGTACAGAGAGGGGACGCGCAAAGCCTGTGCATCCGTGTTATTCGCAGCGCTGAATTTAGCCTGCCCTAACATTGCCTGAAGATTATCTTTCGCTTTTTTTGTAAACATATCATTCGCCCTCCAAGATTCCGTTAACTTCGTTGATGCCGGACGTGATGCTGGACACATCGTTTTCCAGTTTTGCGACTTTATCAGTCATTCCCGCCGGCATCACTGCTTCTTCCGCTTTTTCCATATGCACCGTACATACATTCACATGGGATTCCGCAAACCCGCTTTCTGTTGTTGCGTCCTCCTGCTCGTAATTGATGGACGCGATCACGTCAGGCGTATATTTCAAGCTCACGAATTTTTTAAACCCAGCATATCCGCATATCAGGTCAGTCCCAACATAATATCGCATCACAGCCGTATTCTCAGCGTTCGAAAACATGTCAATTATGCTTTTTGTATCGCTGCTTTTTATAGAGATTTGCAAGGTTTTCCCGCTTTGGACAATTCCATCAATCTCCAATTCTTTCCCAGATTTAAATACGATTTTTCTCATTTTTTACCTCTTCTCTGTTAGTGTTTTAGATTTTGGTTAAGGATTACAAATTTAATATTTTAATGTAACTAATCCACCCCTTTTCTCGCCCCATTGTTAAGGTCTAATAGCACTGGTACTGGTAGTGCTACTGTCAAATCCTTTGGATTTAAATAATAAACACGCGTTTGGTATCGGATGATTCTGTGTCGATCGTAGCTCCGTTATTAAGGTTTGTTACATCCACAATTGCTAAAAAGCACAACACACCACCAATATGCGCAGGGACAATCTGTCGGATGCTATATGAGCCTTTTAAATTTTTAATTGTAACATTTTGGGTTTCAGACTTTTGGTGGCAAAAAGTAAGCAATGTGCATTCGCCATAATCCTTCACGCAAGTGTATGGCATTTCTCCCAGGTAAGCAATGCCATTGCTACCCAATTTTTTTGTTACTGTATCAGCACCAGGGGCGGGAATATATGTAATATACACGCCGTCCTCTCTGGCATCCATGCCTTTTATAGCACCATTGTCGTTTATGGCATTCAAATTGGTCTTTACCTTCGCAAATCCGTTCGAGATTCGCTGTTCGAGGTCGTTCATGTTTTTAGTGTTAAACGCATCGCCCTCCTGCGATACCTGTCCCTCACTGCGGGAAACGTCATACGTTGTTGATTCTCCGTTTGCAACGTTTCTCAGAAGCCTACGTCCTGCAAATTCCACAAGGCGGGCTTTCCATTCTTTCGGAGTAAACCACGTTTCTGCCATTATAAAATTCCTATTCCTTCCCCGGCGTAGATTTCATCGCCGCAATAATAATAACTGCCCACAACTCGATCATAGACATATTTGACATCGTGCAAGATCCGTTCTATGGCGTTCCATTTTTGATAAGTAATCAGCGGCGGGTCTGGTGTGGCAGGGGTATCTTTCAAAGCACTCCACGCCTCTCGGATCCGCTGCACGTTGTCGCGGATCCGTTTAAAATCACTTACTCGCGGAACCTGATCCGCCCCCCACATCTTTACCGTCACGCTTACCGCCAAAGCCTCAGCGATCTCACGGATGTTACTTTCGATCCGGTTCAAATCCGCTGCATTCAAAGCTCCCTTCATTCCGGCAGCCCATTCCCTTTTTTCTTCTTCGGAGATTGTCCCTGCAGCGTATTTATCATTCAAAACCTTTGCCCGTTCAACGTCCGCCTGCGTTCGGTCATACACCCATTCCATCAGATAATCCCTACCTTCTCATCAGAATACAGCTCGCCGGAATAATACGCTTCTGATGTTATTTTATAATATCCACGGCATTTTGCCGTACCCACAAATCCACCTGTAAGGTCAACGCTAAAGGATTCTATACAGGCGACAAAATTTCCGTGCATTTGCAAGGTATTTTCAATCTCCGCCCAGTCCCCTGCTTTTTCCTCTGCGGACAAATGGCGTGTCTGGATGATCTGCTGGAGTTGGTAATAATCCAGGATATTGTCTGCAACCTTCTGTGCGCTTTCGTAATTTAAAAGCGTTCCGGAAAATGTTTTCGTGTTCCGCACTTCACCTGACTTTATATGCTCGATTCTGGACAGTGTAGCCAGCTCTGTACCAACATATTTGTGCCCCGTGATCGTGACCTCTGCACGTGCGTTTCCCGCGATTTCCAGCACAACATAGTACGGCATTTGTTTGACAATCCTCCCCGCAGATGCGCTCATGTTCGCTGCCGGGCTTGTGAGCTGAATTGTATGTATCCCAGGATCGTATGTGCCTTTCGTAATCTCGCTTTCCGCCGCGTCCAACACCCACGTTTTATATTTTACGCTTACGTCTGACACATAAGGATCTGCCTTTAACGTCGTGGAAAATTTCCGGCTGCGCGGAATCGTTGTCGATATTTTTCTGGTCGATTTTCGTATTTCGATTCCAGACCGGCGGGATGTGTTCATAATCGCAGCGCAAGCAAACAATACCTCACGCAGAGCTTTTTGACAGGTCTGGATTTTAAGCGTGCCATACAGGGGCGTTTTCGCCACCTCTTCCTCTACTGTATAATCTTCAATCCCTGCCGCTGTCATAATCTCTTCGATCACACTTCCCGCCGTTTCTCCGTCGTATATCCGCCCGTCTTTAAAATCCACATTAGCAAGCATCCCTTTGTAGTCAATCGCCGATATTTGTGTGACGTTTTTTGCGGTACTGTTAGATTCCATGAAAAACACGCCCAGCGGCATCTTCACGCCGTCAACGATTTCATAGGGTAACATTCTCTGCTTTTTCTGCAATGTTTTGTGCAACCCGTCGATTTTGCCAATATTAAAATCATCATCAGGGTCAACAAAGTCAAACGTAAGCTTGTCCGTCTTGACCTGATTACTGATAGGGTCTGTGTCATTTACAAGCTTCGCGCTTTTTATAACGTCCGGCCCCCAGATAAACGTTGTGCCATACTCGAGATAGTTTAACTTTACATTGTGCCACGGTAGGGCACGTACAAATCGGATCTCAATTCGTCCGTATTCCTCCACCTGGTTTTCGGCAAAATAATTCAGTTTGTCCGGGAAGAAACGTTTTTGCGATTTATATGTACCGCCGAGGTCGTACCACGTCACTTCTATTTCCAGCGGAAATGCTTCTGAAAAATGAAAAGTCAGCCCGATAGAGGTATGATTTTCGGTAAAATCTATTCTGATTACAGGCTGTTTTGTGAAAATTCCATCTGCGCCCGCTTGCACATCAGAAAAAAACGGGATATCCGTCGGCGTGTCTGGCATTTCGCTAAGACTCCCATCCAGCGCGAAAAAATTGTGCTCCAGTGTAGCGTAGTTGGGTGGGCTGCTTTTTAACTTAAACAGCCCCATATCCCCAAAAGCGGCATTGCGCTCTGTGCTTTCTTTTGCATCAGGCAGAGCAGTCGTGTCATGCAGATTGTATTCGACATAAAATTCTGTTTTCATTACGGTCTCCTTGCCGGCTCTTTCGCCGTAAACTTGCAGGTAAACCCTTTATAAGCAGCGCTGTCCTGTGTTATCTTTTCGTATTCATCCGAGACGCTGGATATATAAGCAGTGTATTCGTAATAACCAGGATCTGACGGCAGCGAAATAACATGGAATGGGACGGGCTCTGTAACCTTATCCCAGAAACGTTTATATACGCCATCCGGGAACGCGCTGCTCTTCCCGACCGACATTGTGTAATTAAAGTAAACGCCTATCAGTTCACGCTGGAGTTCTCCCGTTTCAACTCTTTCGGCGAATTTGTCGAGGAAATCCGCGTTTCTTTTTATGGACACGATGGGGATGTTAAAAAACTCCCCATCTATGTATATGCCGCGTGTGAAAATCATCCTCCGATCACCTCCAGATTGTATCCTTGCCTATTTGCTTCTGACAAGAAATCCTGTAGTGTAGCTTGCGCCAAATCTGTCCCGTTTACCTGCAAGACAATTTTCGCCGTTCTAAATCCGCCGCCGCTCTCTGCCATTACCTCAGACACAGCCTGTTTTATTGTGCCTATCGGCGCTTCGATGTTGGTCTGCCCTGCCCGCTGGTCGCCCAGAATCGCCAAGAACGGGTTGCCGCCACGGATTACCGAGCCAGATGCAAGCGCCGGGATATCCCGCAGGGTACGAGATGCAAAGCTTTCGTTTATGGCATACGGCTGCGTGGACATTGTTCGCGGCTTCGATGATCCGCCACCAGTAAATGCGTTTTTGATACCGCTGCCGATGTTCTTGATTTCCTCTATAACGCCTGCAATCATGTCGCTAACCCATGTAAAGAAGCCGGACAAGAACGCCTTTATAGAATCCACGACGCCTTCTACTTTGGTTTTAAAAATCGTGAAGATTTCCTGCGCGGTATTCCATGCGCCCTTCCAGTCTCCATCAATCAGCTGCTTAACAACTTTTACAAACAGACGAAATACAGTTTTCATGATGTCAATAATACTTTTTATCTTATTCCAGAAATCGTTGAACGTATCCCAAGCAACCGCCCACGCCTCTTTCCAAAATTCTAAACAATCGTTTATAAACGTCATAAAGGTTGTAAAACCGTCAACAATCGTCTTAATTCCAAGTATAATAAACTCTAACAGCACCCCTAATCCTTGCACCAAGAATGGCACTGCGTAGGTCATAATCCAGTCAACAATCGGTTGCAAAATACTCTCCCAAAAAGATTTTAAAATATCCGCAACCAACCCAACTCCTCTTATTATAGCTTCCCAAGCCGGCAGAAAAGACTGCGTAAGAAGCTCTGATATTCTAGTCCCGATTCTGTCGATAACTGGCTGAATGTGTGTATTCCATGCGGTTAAAAAATGGTTGACAACCTCTGAAAGCCCGCTCGTTAAACTATCAAATAATGGCTTTATATGAGCGTCGTACATTGCATTCAGGCTATCAAACGCTTTATCTACAGCCGTCTTAAATCCTTCCAGCACGGTAGCTGCGCCACCTAATAACCCCTCCAGTGCAGTCTTGAACCCGTCAGCATTTTCTGTAAACGGTACAATAAGCATTTGTAAAAAGTCCCGCCCCAGTTTAAGCGCAAGTTCAGTCAGCCCCATAGCTGCATCCGCAATGCTTCCTATCAGCGCCGATACAAAGCGGATCCCGCTTTCGCTTGCAAATGCTTCAAATACATGGGCTATACTCTGGAACAAATCAGCCAGAAGAAGGTTTATATCTGCCCCCACGTTAAATGCGGATATCAGGAATTTTTTTATCCGGTCGGTATTGTTTTCGAGATAATCCCCAATCCCGCCGATCAAAGCCGTCGCCAGAGTAAGCCCTATGCTCGCCATTGAGCCGGTAAAGGAACCCAACATATACATAAAGGTTTTAAGGAAGTTGTCAGCAGCCCCCACAACCGCAGGATCTGACCATATCTCTATCCATGCATCACGGATTTGCTGAAGCCCATTTTTGATAATATCTAAGCGGTATTCAAAATCACCCAAGCCATCCCAGAAGCCTTCCGAAAAAGCATCTTTTAACTCTTTTACATAGTCAAGAATAGGTTTCAGATTCTCCAAAATCCCATCAAGCCAAGACTTCACTCCTGCATCAACAGGGACTTCCTCGAACATGTCTTTCGGCTGCGTTCCGCCTCCACCGCCGCCGGAATCATCCTGCTTTTGCAACACATCCAGGTCATCAAACTTTGCCAAAGCTCCGGCTGCCTTTTTTGCCGCAGCTGCTGTTCCATTCAGGGAATCGTTGTAAGAATCCTGTATCTTTTTCGCTCGGATGAACGTGCTTTTCCCGCCAAGGATGGCAATAAACTGCGCCACATATGTTATTGCCCGCGCTATTCCGTTTATAAGCGCATTGAGATACGGAATTACCATCTGGACAATTGGCGCAAAGGCAGCAGCAAACGCATTCCCAAGTGTAGCCAGTGAATTTTTTAGAGACTGAAATGAATTTGCCAACGGAGCAGAATACTTTGCAAGGTTTGAAAACCCCTTTTGCATTCCAGCTACCATTGCATTAAATGCTTTTGTAATCCAGTTGAATATCAACAGCGATAATGCGATTCCTTTCAGCCTTGACGCAAAGGTGCCGAACAGCCCCGCGCTTTTTTTCGCGCCGGACGAAGCTGTTTTAAATGCTTTATCGGCAGAACGCTTCATCCGATCGAATTCTTTTTTGATGGGCTTCTGCTTCGCGTTAAGTTCTGCCAGCCTGCGCTTTGAAACATCTATGTTCCCAGCAAGCTGTGACGCCTTTACAGACATCTTCTGAAATTCTTCTGTATCTTTTGGGGATACAAACGCAGCGCCGGATGCTTTCTCCGCGTTTATTTTTGCCTTGATTTCATCTACTTTTTGAGCCGCTTCATCCAGTTGAGCCTTGTCCACCTTCGGGGTATACGCCTTTCCACTGTTCTCCATCTGCTGAAGCTTTTCTTTCAGATCATCTACACGGTCGGATGCGGCTGCAACCTGTTCATTTAGTACGTCCCATGCGCCGCCGGTTTGAGGTACCCCCATGTTTTCCCAGTCTGTCTGACGTGCTACAAGCTTAGACAGCTCTCCTTGCGCCGCAACGAGGTCTTTCTGTAAAGCTTTATACTCAGACGTTGCCGCCCCCTTTTGTGACATACGGGCCTGCAGTTTTGAATACTCGGATTCTGCCTTTTCTAACTCTCTTTGTAATTCTGCAAATTTTTCTGTCGGGATTTTCTTTTGCGAAAATTCTTCCATTTTGCGATTGAGAGAATCTAAAGCCGCGCTGTCTTTTTTTATGGCATTAGACACGCGCATCATCTGGCTGTTTAAATCTTTTGTTTCAATTTTTGTGTTTATCCGTATCGAACCATCATATTTCGGCATGTCAGCCTCCTGCCTTGACCCATGTCATAAAAGCGTCAACATCTTCCTGTTCCTCTTCTGTCAGTTCCTCTTCCCGCTCTATTGCAAATATGCGTTTCTGCTCCATCAATGCCTGTTTTGCGCGCGTGTCCATCTTAGGATCTATCTTCTGCTGTCGGATGGATATGACATTCGTGTACGCGCATGCCCCGAGCGTTGACAGCAGTCCCATAAACGCCCAATAATGCAGATCAGACCGGTTCAGGTCGATTCCGTACTTTTCCAGAAACGCTGAATAGATGCGCCACTGATCTATGTCATAATCCGTTACCGGAACTTTATCCTCATTCTTCGGGCGGTTGTCGGTATACCATCCGCTCAGAAACCACCTAAGACCATCTACGGCAGTTTTTAAATCGGGGAAAGAAGAAGGGCTGCTGTCCCCATCCTCTGACGGATACAGCAGCCCCAGCGCTACAGCCAACCTCTCATCGTCGGTCAGACCGGGGTCTTGCAAAGCCTGTGAAATCTGGATCCCTGTCTGGAAGGATCCATCTATGCGAAATCCCTCATATTCTGTTGGGAATTTATCAAGAAGCACATTCCACATTTAATTGCTTCGCGCCCCTTTCCTGTTCGGGCTGTATTTGCTTGTAATTTTCTGATTTCGTTCGGTGGCGAAACCCTGAAGAATCGGTATGATCTGGTCTAAAAAGTCCGCGATAAGCTCAATTCCCGGGGATTCCACGTCGGGAAACACCTTTTTGCAACACCCGCTTCCAAACAGAGAATCCAACTCAGCGCAGGCCTCTTTGCATAAAGCGTCATACGCTCCGAAGCGTTCCGTGAAATCACCGGAAGAATCATTAGCAATCCTATCGGCTTCCTCGTTTTTTGCATTCAGCCATGCCACAAAATCGTCAAAACGCTTAAAAAAACTGTTGTCAGAGATGTTGACCGCAATATAATCGCCGTTGTCGTTGACCTCAATGCGTTTGACGCCACTGTCTACTCGTAAACTTGCTGCTCCCATCTTGTCCTCCTTATTCCGTTAAAGCCCTGTCAGACGCGGGCGTCGCCGTGAATTTTCTTGTGGTTACGTTAAACGTTCCAGCTTCTCCGTCACCTCTGCCACCCAGAGTCAGTGTATCTGTCACGTTTGACCCTGCATCGCCACCTGTGCCACCTACACTCACAACGCAGCGACGGCGGACTGCCGGATATTCAGGTCCAGCGCCGGAAACTCTCACGCGGACATAGGATGTTATGGCATCAGCTCCGACGGGCAGCGTGTCTATCATCTTGTTAAACCAGTCTGTAAGATCCTGATCCTCTTCGTCTACGTTCTGCCTTTCAACTTCGATGGACGGCGTATAGGATTTAAGGTCCGTAGATCCGTTTTCCTGATTGATGTACTGTACCGTCTCCGTCTCGGGGTTCATTTCCTCCGTTAAAGAGGTAATACCCGTTCCCAGAAGCCGGTAGTCTGCCGCTGTCCCCTCAGAGGTCGTGTCCATTTTTACATCGACAAAATGTCTCAACAAATGTCTTTTCATCGTTTTATTCCTTTCTTAAAATTCGGGTTCGATAACATTTTTATAAAAAACCGTAACCGGTAGAACCCAGTCCTGCACGCCATTCTCCTGCGGCTGTGTCCCGTATGCGTTCCCGCGTGTTACCCGCTCAATTTTCCGCCCTGCGGTCAGATCTGGGTATATCGCTTTTTCGTACTCTTTCCCTTCAATCCCGGAGGGCTCGCGGCAAAGCCAGCGCCCCAGCGTGTCGAGAAATTCCAGGATAGTAATTTTCTGCCGTTCTCTTGCTCCCGTGGTCGAACGGTATACTACAAAGCAGGGATACCGGCATTCCTGATATATCCGCCCGAGTATATCTTCTTTTTCTGTATACACCAGCGCCCCGGAATCATTGGAAAACGCAATGCCATCCTCAGACCCGAGCTCTTCGAATTTAATTACTTCATCCGGATACAGCCCCGGAAACTGGTTAAGCAGCGACTTCATTGCCGCCGTCAAAACATCATAGCCGGTAGCATCATTCCCGATAGGTTCAGCCATTTTCCTCCACCTACTTCCCTAAGATTTCAAAATGCGGAATTATCGCATATGGTCCGCCCACTGACGATATAAGATAAACAAAATCCTTTTCGGTATTCATAAACGCGTAAAACCCTTCATATCGCCTGTCCGTATAATCTGCATCGTTCAAAGGGCTGTCACCGTCCCATGCGCCTACTATGAAAAAGTCTGTAGACGGATTAAATGTAATGCTGTCGGGCAACAGATCATTGACCTGCCTGCGCCATTCTTTCGGCGGAAGCCACGGCAATTCTTTTCCGACGGTATCAACAACAATTTTTCTCCCGTCCTTAACTTCGAACGAGATATGCAGCTGTGCGCTATCTGTGCTGTCCGCCCCATACAGCTTCATGATCTGCCCCCGGTCTGTTTCCAAATGTACCCCAGAAAGCACATGAGGATACCAGATGGCGGAGGTGCTGGATTCGTAAAAATTAAAAACTGTCACTATCGCATCATTCATCGGTATTCCTCATTTCACAAAGAGCTTCGTTAAATTTATCCGTAAACGCCCGGATTCTCACGATATTTCCCATGCATTCCTCTGGCACAGAACCGTAAAAGATGATCGTCTCCGGCTGCAACCGCCTCACCATTTCTTCATACCCTGCCAAAAACAGCGCCTTTTTTTCCTTGCTGTTCATGCAGCCAACAGAAGATACCGCCACCGTTCCACCCTCTGGCTCCCCATCGAAACACCAGTCATAAGAATCCGGTGTACTCCATGAGATGGTTGGGATAACTTGTATTCCTGCCTCCTGCATATACGCCGCACACCAGTGTTTGCGGTAGTGGTTGTATATCTGCATGACCTTAGGAAAATCTGTATAGGTAGAGAAATCCGGAGACATTACATAGCGGAATCTTTGAAGCATCGGGATATACCGGTCTATGTTTGACCACAGGCGGCAAAACTGGTAATCATCCAAAAAGAAATGAACACCTTTTTCAGATGGATTTTTGCAAGATTTTGCATAATTAAATCCGATCCAGTCACAACCGCCTTCATAAGTCACAGGGGATATTTCCGGTATGTCATACTCTCCAACGCCGTCAAATATCCTGCGTTCCAGATTGTCGTAACTGCGACTGGTTCGATATCCCATTCCTACTCGCCTTTCTTAAATCTGCTCCATAATTCTGCAAACTTCTCCCATCCGTACATCGCCACGAAAGCAACTGAAAATCCCGCCAGAATAGCCGCCAGAATCATGTACCAAATAATAGTCTGCTGGATGTACTGCATATATGCTACAAACGCGGTCACTGTAATCCCGATGGACAGGACAAGCACGAGGATATCCGTAGGGATTTTTGCAAGCACGCCTACACCCTTAAATACCTGTGTGATGACCGACACGATAAACGCTAATGCGCCGATAACCGCCAAAATTCCGGTCATATTTGTAAACAACATTTCCATATCTACCTCGTTCCTGCGTACAACAACGGTACGCCATCATCATTTTTCACTCCTGCCAGATAAAGCATTGCCGCATCTGCCAGAAGCTTGTTTGTCTCCTGTGCATCCCCGGCCGCCTGGTAGACCGCGCTCCATGCCTTTGCGCCGTTTGCCATTTCGGACGGGGAAGCGTAGGAAATTGATTCAGAACCGGCAGACTTGGAAGTAATTACTCCCGAAGTAACACCGCCAGCCCCGCCGGAAGATGTCCCCCCAGCGGAATACAGCGCTTTCTTCTCTGCCAGCTCCAACTGATATAATTTGTCACAGACCGCGCAAACGGCTTTCTGAACCTTTGTTTTCGCTCGTTCATTGTCTGGGAGCCCGTCCACCAGGCGGTCAAAGGTTATGACGTCCAAAAAGTCACTGGCACGGTCTGCGATACGGTCAAATTCCTCCGCCGGGACGACATTCCCGTGATAGGTCTGCTCATAAAATGTAAATGTGGTGTATGCCATCCCGTCGTCCTCCTTATCTCTTACTCTTCCGTTTTGTTTCCCCGGAAAGCGGTTCGCCGTCAGTATTCAGGGGTGTACTGGCGGCCATCAACCCCCCGCGTTTACGGTAATCTTCGCAATGCCATCCAGGTATTCCGCGAACAGCACAAGGCCGGTGATCGCAAACGCCTCCGACACGGCGGTGTTGTAGTTGCCCTGTGTGTGGAAACCGATCAGATTGGTCTCGCCACTGGTGGTGTACACAAGGCCGGCTTTTGCAAAATCGCTGTCGTTGGGGTCGATGTAATACATAACGATGTTTTCCACCGGTGTAGCGATTACCGTATCAGCCGGGATCTCGCTGTCAGAAAGGAGGAAAATTGTATTGAACCCCATAAAATCCTTCAGGTACTGGAAGCCGAACTGATTCTGGATGGTGATGTTCGCTGCTCCGAGATACTTGTACACATCAAGGATGTTCACAAAGCCGACAACCCCGGTGATGTTCCGGTGCATCTGCTTAAACTTGTTCTCAACCTTGCCCTTTGCCATCGCAAGCGCCATCTGGAAGGTTGTTTCCTCGGACGTGAGCGTTCCGGTTTTCAGATAGTCGTAAAACTTCTTTGTCACGCCCGCCTGAAGCTGATAGAGGAACTCGTCGTCAGTCATCTGGACAGCGTTGTCATAACCGTGGTCTTTGATTGCTTCAATCGAAACGGCCTTCGCGTACTTCTCGATGGTCATTTCCTGATACTTCTTTTCCTTTACGGTAAATTTGCTATACGGGATATCCTCGCCTTCGCCTACTGCACCATCCTCGAGCGTCCCCTCCGCATATTTACTTTTCAGCACTGCGCCGGGCTGCTTCTTTATGGGGCGCATGATCCCCAAGATGTCCCGCAGATGCTGCCAGTTGCGCTCGAATCTGGTTACAAAATCCAGCTCTCTTGCGGTTACCTGGACATCCGCTGTTTTAATCAAATTTGCTTTTGCTGGCATATTAGCCCTCCTGCTTTAATTAAATAAACTCATGTTCGCAGCAATTGCAGCCTGACGCTCAGAAGCATCCTTGATGCTCATAATCTGGTCTTTCGTCAGCGCGCCGCCCTGCCCCTGCTTATTTGTCGGCTGTGTAAAGCGTGCCTGATTCTGTTGTGCTTTCTGCTGCTCATCGTCAACAAATGCCGAAGCGTCCTTTTCCTTCATCTGGGTTATGAGGTCATTCAGTCCGAGGATTTTCCCGTCTTTCAGCTTTAATCCGGCCTCCTTGACTTCTGCCATAATTGCGCGTTTAGCCGCTTCGCTTGAGAATTTAATCCCTTCAAACTCCGTCTTTAGAGCGTCCGAAAAATCTCTCTCATACAGTTGCGCCTGTGCGTTTTTCTCGGCATCCTCTGCCTTTTTCTTCCAATCGGCCAAATCCCTCTGCATTGTTTCAAGGTCAACGCCCTCGAAGCCTTTCAGTGTGCTTTCTGCCGTCTCAGCTTTTTCTTTCCACGTGTCCCGGTCAGTCTCAACCTTTCCCAGCTTCTTTTCATGTTCAGCTTTTGTGACGTAATTTTCCGCCACCTTTTTCGTAAGGTTTTCCTTTTTGTCTGCCGAGACCTCAATCCCCAGTTCTGTCAAAATTGCTTCAATATTCTGCATCTTTATCCTCCTAAACGTGATTGATTAACCGCCCGTCAGCGGTATGGATTAAGCCCGATAAACCACGGGCGGGGTAGTTGTGGGAATGGGAATTGAACCCATGACACACGGCTTATAAGGCCGCTGCTCTACCTCCTGAGCTATCCCACAAAGCGCCCGGGGTAGCGAACCGGGCGAAAAGCGTAATGATCGGCGCTGTCTAAACAATGCACCTATACCGTGCGCCGGGGCTTGAACCCGGCTGCTTCCATGCACGGTGGCAAAAACAAAGAAAGATGGGATGGATTTTCCTGCAATTACGATTTACAGGATTGCACACAGACGGAGTCGAACCGCATTTTCAACCTTCCCGCAAGGCTGTGTGCTGTAAAGGAGGAAATACAAATACAAAAAAGAGCCAGCAATCTGTAAGAAATCCTTACAAATCACTGGCTCTGCGTCTGGCGTCTGGCACTTAACGGACGATAGGCTCTGCCTTTCCGTTTTCAATATTCACGAGGCTGGTCGTTTTACATTTCGGGCAAAACACCGGAAGATTATGCGCTGTCGTATCCTTGCGGAATGCTGACCGCGTTTTATTATTACAGACAGGACAGTATACCCTTTTGATATCCATGACGATCATTCCTTTCCATAGCCTTTAATACATTTTACCAAATAAAAAAAACTATGGCGTACCCATGTTTAAAGCAAAAGCGGCAGGTTTACCCGCCGCCTTTACTCACATCATCTTTCGTAATTTTTCGATGTACCGCGAAATAGTCTCCCGCTCTTCTCGGCAGTCTGCATCCTTTGACAGATCTCCCAGCTCTTCCGTCAGTGCATCCATATGCTCTTCCAGAGCAGCCAGCATACGCCGCTTGCAATCCTCAGACTTGCCGTTGCGATAAGACTGCTTGTTTTCCATGTAATCATCATAAGGGTCATTGTTTCCGTTTCCACGGCTATAGTGACCCTTTACATAGTGCTCCCCACGTCGCGCATAGGAGGATCCATCGTCATAGGCCGTCATGCTCATTCCATCATCCCTGCTGTATCTCCCACGGCTGTCGCGTTTCCGCCTCTCGCTGTACTCTCCATTCTGGCTATAACCGCCTTCCATTTCGTCGAGAACGGCGTTATAATAGCCCTCTTTACACTTCCAGTATTCCACATTTTCCATGTCTTTCAGCATGTCGATAAGCTTGTATGCAGTTTCAAGGTTTCCGGTATTCAGACCTTTTTCTGCGATTTTATCCAGTTCTTCACGGATATTTTGCATCAATTTATAGCTCATGGTCTGCCCTCCTTAACCGCAAACCCGAACAGCTGTTATGTTCGGGTTGTCTACTAACACAGGAATTGTCCCTGCGTTTTTGATGGAAACGTTTTCACAGCATCCACAGAACACATCGACGTATGTCTGGGACGATGTGTTAAAATACTGCTCTACTGCCGCAGGGGTGGCACGCATCACCGTGCCGCCGAGGATTTCCCCATCTCTGGCAATTCCCAGCGCCACTTCTCCTACCGTTTCCCCAGTCGGTACTGCGACGTTCCCGGAAAATGTAATCAGATATCTACCGGGCTTTACAAGCGTTATCTGCGCGCTTCCAGCCCTGTGTCTTTCTGCGCATCCGCCCTTTGTTGCCACTGCCGAAAACGGGATAGACTGCCCTACGGGGACCGTGACCGGCGTTGTGTTTACTAACTCAATCATTTTATTCTCCCTTCATTTCAAAAGGGGCAGACGTTCTCAGCCTGCCCCTTTTTGTGAATAACGGCATCAGCCGAACATCATGGCAAAATAATGCCACGAAGATACTCCGTCTGAAGTTTTAACATCCGCATCCCGTGTTGCCTCCGTAGCCACATCCGGCGCCAAAGCTAAAGCCTGTCGGGTTTACGATGGACGTGTACGGGGACATGACCGGATAAGACGGCACGGGTGTAGGTCTCAAAGCATTTAAGATGCTGTTTGTCTGTGCGTTGTTAGACAGCTGGAGCTGTGCGGACTGTAACTCGGTCTGCAAAGACTGTATCTTGTCCTGTGTAAACAGGTCGATAATGCGCTGTGTTCCGGCGTTCTGCGCGTCAATTACATCGCGGAATCCGTTGTTTACGGTATTCTGTAGGATGTTTGTCTGGGCTGCCATGTTGTAGTTTACGCCAGCAATAGCCTCACGGGTATCGCAGCAGCATTGCTGCATCTGATAACCCAGATTTGACAGGTTGGCGTTTACGCCAGCAAGGCCGTTGCAAAGCTGGCCGGAAAGGTTCTGGATCCCGTTTTCGATTCCCTGCGTGGACAGCGCTGCGTCGATATCGGCACGGGTTGCATAACCCTGAAATGCAGGAGAATTTGCTCCTCCACCATTTCCGCCCCAGCCGCCGAAGCCGCCCCAGCCAAACATACCGAAAATCAGGAAAAGGATAATCCATGCACCCCAATCTCCGCCGAAGCCGTCATTTTTTCCTGTGCCGCCGGTTAATACGGCAACATCAGAAGCGGTTAAACCGTCTGTCATAGTAATTATCTCCTTCGATAATGTATTTACAAAACCGTGTGCACCCGGTTGTGTACTATTTAAAAAAGCCTTTAAACATACCCTGCATCTGCTGCGCCATCTGCTGGGCTTGATTTAACTGTTGCTGGTTTATTTTGCCAGACTGCAACAGCCTGTTAATCTCTTCATTCGGATTCCTGCCCTCCATCTCTTTCCGGAATTTTTGGAACTGTTCCAGCATTCCGGCCATTCTATTACCATTCAGGGCCTCAAACAAGGGATTCGCCATGTTTGCCTCCTTCCGGCTTTGTTGCCGTTTCGAGATAACTATACAGCTCTTCGTATTTGCTTCTCAAATCGTCGTATTCTTTTCGAGTGACGTATTTATCATCTAAGTTTACTTCCGCCTGTTTCTGCTGATCTTGCGTGCCAACAGTGACCTCTTTGTAAGCAAAGGTTCGGAGAGCCGGCATCCCGGCGGCATCGGTAGTCTTTATATAAAAATTAGAGTTTTCGGAATCCATCAGAAGGACGCTTGTATTTGGAGCGACAAGATAAGATTTAGCTCCAGCCTCGCCTTGCACCCACAAAATCCCCTGATTTACCTGTTGCGTCTGCTGCGGCTGCTGATATTGAGCCTGCATCTGCGCCAGCCTGTCCATCTGCGGCTGTAATGGATTTATTTGTCCATACTGATACGGATTATAGCCATACCCTTGATATGGTAATGCCATGCCTGCGCCTCCTATGACTAATTCAATAACTTTCTATAGCTAAATTATGGCATAAAAAATAAGCCTCTGACAGTTCATCAAAGGCTTACAAAAGTATCAAATCAGCATACCCGTATTATCTTTTTGTTTATTCGCTGGCTCATTCTTTTCACAGTGGACACGCTCACGTTCATCATCTCCGCACATCTTTCCAGCGGGATATTCTGCGTCCGTAATTCAAAAAGCTGCCGTTCATCAGGTGTAAAATTGCAGTATTCGCGGAAAAAATCCAACTCAAATACTGTAAAATCACATACCTTCAAAATTACTCCCCTTATTGTGTTATTGTGTCTGTGCCAGATTAAGATGTATAGCCTGTATCGTTTCCATAGCGCCTATCTATCGCTCCCAGTAGTATATCGGGATCTCCTGTCCGCTGTCCCATGTGTCCCAGTAATGCCCATCCTTGACGCACACAACATGCCCGTCTATCCCGAGCACATACGTCCCTGCTGGATGGTCTCGGCAAAAATCATCTACCGTGTAAACATGCTGTCCGTGGTCGTCTACGATATACCGGCGGAATCCGTTCTCGCGCAGATACGCGCCCCAGACTCTATTAGCACTTGGCATGTCAGACAACGAAAAACCATACACGGACAAACCTACATAAACTGTATCCCAATCTTGCCCTAAAGCCTTGCACAATGCGCGCACAGTGCAATCCCCTACTCTTTGCCATTTCGAGGGGTTTGGATTGTAATATTCAAATCGGTTCGTTCTCCGCATATCTTTTTGCCCCTTTATTTGCTGCCTTTTGCTGCGGGTATCCAAATCCCGCTAATGCATTCCGATCATACTGCGGCTGTAATCCATGTTCTTCGCAATACTGGTTATAAGCCCTGTTCTGTCCCTGCAATCGGTAAGCCAGCTTATCATATTCCTGCTGGAGCTTTTCCCGTTCCGCGCCGGACGCCCATGCAAGCTCTTCCTGTTTTACTATCAACTGCCGTTTCGTCTTTCGGATTCCGCGCTCCATAGCTCGCTGCTTCTGACTGTCCTCATACCGTTTTAGATTCTCAGCGTCTGTAATTTTATTCCCGCTTCCATCCAGCAGATTCCCTTCTGCGTCCCTCCACGGATTCCTCATCCGCTTGTCAAACAGCATATGCCCGTGACGACAGTTATAGCCATGCAGCCCTCTCATATCCACAACCCTGCCTTCTCCCGTGGTTAGATCAATGTCATACCCAGTCGATTCCAGCAGGTTCGGATATCCCGGCTCGCTTCCGTCAATTTTAAATACACGGCCCTGCCATTCGTCATGACCTGCAAGCAAGGGCTGCCCGTCGCGCCTTACTCTTGCCCCGAGGTGCGCCGAGGTCAACACATACTCTGTTCCGCTGTCCACGATATACCTATTTGTCAGCTGCGCCGCCGTCTGGTTCATTGACGTCACTACACAGCATCGTACTGCCGATTCCAGCGTCCTTCGCGTCCCTGTCGGGTAATCCACCATAACGCCGCGTCCCGCATACGCATCCAGCACATCCGCTATGGCTGCGGGATAGCTTTGCACTCCGCTTGCTACCCTTACATCGGCTTCGTCGAGCAGCGACACAAGGTCTTTTTGGCTTTGTTCCAGCGTCGTCCTTGTGAGGTTCTTCAACTCCGCCCGGCTTTTTATGTACTCTGCTTCAATAACAGCCATATATCGTGCATTTTCAAGCGGAGACTGCGCCGCGATACCCATTTCTGACAGTGTAACCGCATCATCTTCCCACGATGTCAGCACGGCACCACGCAGGAGCTTCCGCAGTTCTTTTTCGCTCAGGTCTGTCAGTTCCATGATACGCCGCTGTATCTCATCCCGGCTTTCCCCCAACTGCTCCAGCCTGTACAGCAACCTGTCCGCCGTGGCTGTGATTTTCCCGGATTTTAAAATCCTTCTGGCGATATCCCGCAGGATAAAGTTTTCCAGCCGTTCATAGAGTTCTAATATCCGGTCAGCTTTCCCTTCAAAATACTCTGGTCTCAGCATCACTCTTTCCCCACCGTTTTTCTCACAAGATTCAGCCAGTCGTCTTTATGCCGCCTTTTGGCTTCCTCGAACCATTCAGACGTTGTTCCCGGCTCGTGATATTTAATCCGTCTCTGCGTCGGGCTTTTGCTGGGAGGGGATGTCCACCCTATGATGTTCCCCTCTGCGTCTTTAAGCGGGATATTCGGACCGTACACAACGCCCTTGTACAAATAATGAGCATATGGCGTGTCATACTCAACGATGCCGCCGTATACCCCGTCTGGATATCTTACACTGTTTCTTAGTGCACCCTGCCGGAATGGAACGAAGGGGGCGCTGTCCGCCACTACCTGCATATTCAAAAGCTTCTGGGCTTCCAGCAGATTATCGTCTATGCGGGACGTATCGAGCTTAATCTCCACGTCCCCAACTTTCGTATCCAGTTCCATTCTACCACCTCCCGCATTTTATGGCGTACCCTTATTTCATCTTTGCGTATCCCACGCTCATCCCCGCTTCCGCATCGTTTATCACGGTCGTTGTTGGGCTGTATGTGCACAAGGTTTTGTAAGCAGAAAGCTCTTCGGCGGCGAGAGGGGTTTCGATAATATCAACCAATTGATATAAAAACATCAGTCCATTTTCTACCGCCCACTGCTTAAAAGTTTCTTCATCTGGGTATTTTTGTGCCTCAACGGAAAAATATAACTTGTCATCAAACGCACTACTTAGAAATATTTTCCCCCACGCACCAAAGCCATGATTAATTCCAGCAACGAAACAATTGCTCATAAGTACATCTTTCTCGCCGATTGTACCTATATGCAGAGAAAAATTACCTAACGAAAAATAATTAACATCATCCGTGCTCATACCACTTTTATGGAAAACGTCTTTCGATGTAATTGTTCTTTTACCGATCCTCTGCACATACACTCCTTTTTTAAAATCCACCTCATCGCACACCCACTGCCGCCCGTCTGCATCGGTGTAATTTCCGTCGGATGATACCGGGATTCCAGGCAGTCCGTTTGGTGTTGGAATAATGAGCTTCTGGGCTGGCTTGTAGGGTTCGTAGGAAGTAGCATTCATGGGGATTCTGGTTATCATCGCCTTGACCTTGCCCTTGAAGGCTGCCGCAGTCCGAAAAAATATTCGGAATTTATCTCCATCCATTATTTCTATTTGTCTCGCAACACCTTCGTTGGAAGACCCCAATACAACATTTCTCCCTTTTCTCCATACAACGACATACAGATATACATCCCGTGTGTCTGAATAAATATAATATTTTCCCGCTGTCATCAACGCAAATTCATCATACCCGCTTTCAACGAGGCTATCATTCCGTCCAACAGCATAAATATCTACATTCCTGTCAGTATCAATTTGCACACCATCCGCAAAAGCCTCAAATCCATTACCCTTCTGCCCCACCTCAAACGGCAGGAGGTTTGTCCCAGTAACCGTAACCCCTATTTTCCCGCTCTTCCCTGCGCTCTCTATCTCCTGCGGGTACTCCGGTGACGGGGAGGGCTTGCCGCCGGTGTAGGGCTCGTAATTGGACGCAGTTGGCTGTGTTTTGGATATCATCGCCTTAACCTTGCCATTAAAGGCTTCTTCGAGTCTGAGGAATATCCGAAACTTATCTCCATCCATTACTTTTATTTTTGCCGCAACTCCTTTCATGGAACCTCCCAATGTGATATTTATCCCATTTCTAAATGCAACGACAAATAAATTCACAGATGCACTATCTGAATAAACATAATATTCCCCAGATGCTAATAACGGGAAATCGTCGTATGAACTTTCGTTGCCCATGCCACTGCGTCCCACTGCATAGATGTCATCCTTTCTTGCACCGGATATCGCTATCCCATCTTTAAATACTTCAAGCCCTTCTCGCTTTTCTCCTACCTCAAACGGCAACAACTGCGCCCCAGTCGTGCTCACCTGCGTTGATTTGCCGTAGAGGGTAAGGGATTCCAGCCCACGATTCCCCTTTGAATTTTCCAAGAGGGCGGGGTTGCCGGTAACGACCGTGAGCACAACGCTGTACGCATCGGCTACCAGCACCAAGAAATGCTCCTCTCGTTTCACAGGCGGAAAGACTTTCCCCTCTCCGCTGGCAATCGCCGCCCAGTAATATTCTAATCGTGTCACAGGCGCAGGGATGCTTCCGCCCCATACTCCTGCTACCTTTGCCATGTAATACTGCAATCTCGTGACGGGCTGCGGGGTATTGCCGGAATAATCCCCTGCCATAGTCGCAAGGTAGTATTCTTCAATTGTCACTGGTTCCGGCGTGTTTCCCTCATATGTCCCTGCAATCTTTGCAAGATAATACTCTTCTCTGGTTATCGGCTCCATCTTATTCCTCCCCGAACAGCCCCGTTTCCTTCGGCTGCGCTTCCGTCACCATTGCCTTCGCATCTTCCTTTGTCATGCCCTCGAATTTGGCAAAATACATCCACGCGGGCACCTTGCCCTGCACAACATAGCTCCACCAGCGTGCCCGATCCTCTTCGCGGTTGTACGTAATATCGCCAAAATCGTACACAACCTCATAAACCCCGACAGGGGCAAGCGCATACAGATCTGCATACACCGACATGGCATAGATAGCATCGTTCAGGCAACTTTCCAGCTTGTCTCGCACATCCTTGATAAACTGGATGGTTCGCTGCTGCTCCGCTTCCACGCCTGTCGCCGTTTGGATGCCGCTCGCTTCGTTAAAGACAAAATAGCCGTTCGAGAACCCGCATTTATACCCTATCTGGGACAGGAGAGCATTGATTCCGTCAAGGCGTGTGGCTGTATTGAGCTGCGGCGTAATCTCCTGGTAAAACTCTTCCGGGCCGTTGCCAAACACATTTTTTACATAATGCGGAAGATTAACGTCTGGGATGCGCCCGTTAAGGTTCGTCCCGCTGTCAAACATCAGCCTGTCATCTGCAAGGATGATCTTCTCGCTGTCATATATCTCACCGGCGTTCCGGCTGTATGCGATGTCCAGGTCTTTCATTTCTTCGATGGCTTCTGCGTATATCGGCATTCCCAGCGGAGAGGAAAGATCTATGTTGTTTGCAGCAGGGGTGCGGAACACTCCGTACATGGGGGAATCAAGTCTTTCGTTCCCGCCCTTGAGAATCGGCGGCGTTTCCTCCAACAGATCAGCCCACTTTGTCTGCTCCAGCGGGATAGGATCGCCGAGGGATTCGCTGCTCTTTGATACATACGCCCTGTTGGATATCACATACGGGTATATCACGCCCGCCTCCGTCCTCGTCTCGACAAACCTATGATACTCCAAGCGTGTATAAAACTTTTCGTTAGCCGCATAGCTGTCTTTAAACACAATACCCGTTATATTGCCGTTGTCGTCCTGCTCCGTCACGATAAAATCCATAGGAGTAAACATATCAAGCCCGCTGCCATTAGGCTTTATGATTACCGTGCCATAAGCGCAGCCATACTCTACCCAATGTCGTAGGCTATAATATGCTTTATCAATCTGCTCCTGCAACCACGCCCCGCGTGCGCCGCCGTCAATTTGGATTTTAATTCCTAGCGTGACGAGCCGCGCCGTTTCGGAGCATACCGCCTTTGCAAAATTTATAGTCTTTATTCGGTTTTTTGCGTCTAGCCAGTATGGCGCACCGCGGTAGATGTTGGCACACTCTACAACCTTTGCCATCATCCGCGCTGACGTGGTATCCTTTACCCTAAAATCTTTCTCCGCCTGCTTTTTAAATATCATATTAAACCACCTTTTGACTGTCTGTATAAGTCCCATTTCTGCAATCCCCTGTGCCGTGTATTCTTAGGCTGTGTTACCTCTGCGGTTAAATTTAGATTCAAATGCATAGCGTGTAGCATCGATCGAATGGTTATTTGCATCCGGATAACCACTGATGATGTTGCCGTCTTTGTCCCGGTCATATTCGTATTCGGTAAATTCGCGGAATACATTCGGTGTCCTGCGCTTGTCTATAACGATCTTTCTCCGCATCAGCCACTTCATTCCATATTCGACGCTACCGGGTCCTTTTATTGCCGGTCGCGCCGGAAGTCCCATGCTTCGGTAATCGTTAATAGATTTCGGTTCGGCGCTGTCGCAGGTTATGTGGTAGTCCGTATAACCTTTTTCTTTGATCCAGTTTGCTGTTATTTCATTTGATTCTTTATTGACGTAATGCTCGTCAATAAAATAAATCGTCTCGCTGTCCGCGTCATAGTAGCATCTTACAAACGCGTATGCGTCCGGGTACCAACCAAAGTCAACGCCCTGGTATATTGTATCCATCCGGGCTATTTCTTCATCGGTGATCTCACGCAGCTCCAGAAGCTCAAATATGTTTCCGCCTGTTCCAACTGCGTTCCCTAGATATTCATGGTCATAGGCTCTTGGATTCGTGAGCCTTAAGTGCTCTGCACTGTCAAAAAATTCATCTCCCAGCCACTCACGCGGCACACTCCTGTAGTCGCTTTTGTGGTTGTATGCCCGTCTATCCTCAATTTGCACATATTTATTCGCCCAGTTGTTACGATTGATCGGCGGATTAAACGTTTTAAACACGACATAATTATGACCGCCACGCAAAACTGACTGTTCCGCCATTCGGATCTCTTCTGGTCCCTTAAAGATGTCCAGCTCCTCGAACCAGAGATATTTAAAAAATCCTGTGGCTGCCTTAATGGATTTTGTCTTTTGTGCCTTATCCAGACCCCTAAAGATGATCTTTTGCCCTGTTGGCAGGTAGGTAAATTGCATCGGGTTTACATTGCCGCGCCAATAATCTGACACGCCCAGCGCATCTATCCCCCACTGGATCTGGTTATAAACAGAATCCCGCAGCATTGCGGAAAATTTATGGAATACTGCCGCGTTTGCCTCCGGGTTTTGCATCATGCCAAGCGGGAGCTCTACAGACACAAAAGAGGACTTTCCTGATCCTCGTCCTCCGTAAAGGTTATAGTACTCGTGCCGTCCTTCTTTTATGTCCTTATGCACTTTGTAAAAAGCCGGAGCAATTAAGTCTGTAAGCTTTATCCTTGCTGCCTGCTGTACTTCCATTTAGTCTTCCTGCTTTTCTGTTTCCGTGTCTGGGATATCGTCAATAATCGTGACCTTCCCGGATGCCTCGACCTCCATCTGGTCACGCTGTCCTAACCACTGCTTGCCTAACCAAATAGCCATTGTCGGATTCGTCTCTGCATGTTTGAACTGGAGTCTTCGCAGGCTTGCTTTGCCCTTCTGGCTCTTTTTTTTATAAGTCTCCGCAAATCCCTCTTTGTACGTCCTCACGCACCATCTTTCAATCGTGTCCTCGCTGCATCCGATAACTGCCGCAATCTCCGCAAGTGTGCATTGAATCGAACATAAGTTCTCGAATACTTTTTGATCAATTGGTATTCTTTTCCGTCCGCCCTTGTTTGCATTATCAGACATATATACTACCTCTTTTTTATTTATTGTTTGTTTTCAGTTAAATGCTCATCTTCTGCCTGACATTTTTTTAAGATGATCTCATTGTTATCCCCAATAAAAATTTGTAACGGATCTGATTCTTGGATGTTCAACCTTCTCCGTACATACCTTGGAATTCTTATTCTTCCATGATCATCTAATATATACACTCTTCCTATTGCTTCCATTTCTCCTCCCGGGTTATTCTGCTATGCAAAAACATTATTTATTTAATAAAACAGCTTTTGCCCCTGTAAACTTTTCCCATCTGTCGACAATAACATCCACATACCGTGGGTCGTATTCCATAGAATAGCCGCGCCGTCCATTCTGTTCGCATGCCATAATGGTTGTCCCTGATCCGCCGAATAAGTCTAAGACTACATCCCCACCCTTTGTGTTATTCTTTATCTGGTAATCAAACAACGGGATCGGTTTCATAGTCGGGTGCATGTCATTTCGTGTGGGCTTGTCAAAATTGATTACTGTTGTCTGCTTTCTGTCTGAAGCCCACAGATGCCCAGCTCCTTCTTTCCAGCCATACAGGCACGGCTCGTGCTTCCATTGGTAGTCTTGCCGTCCCATCACCATGCTATTTTTGTTCCAGATAAGACACTGCCTTACAGTCCAGCCAGCATCAAAGCACGCCCCCCGGAAATTATATCCCTCACTGTCCGCATGCCAAATGTAAAAGACCGCGCCCGGCTTCATAACCATGTCGGCGTTGCTAAAAGCATCTGTCAAAAACTGCCTAAAATTATCGTTGCCCATCTGGTCATTTTTAATTTTAAGCTTGTCTTTGGTCTTCCCCTCATAGTTTACGTTGTATGGCGGGTCAGTGAGCAGCATGTCTGCTTGCTCCCCCCCCATCAGTTTTTCTACGTCTTCCAGCACCGTGCTATCACCGCACATCAGCCTATTATTGCCCAACTGATAAATGTCGCCCAGTTTAGATTTCGGCTCTGCAGGTAACTCTACCTCAAATTCATCCTCAACAGCTTCCTCGGCATCGTCCTGCAATGCATCCTCGAATCCAAACAATTCCATGTCAAGGTCGATAATATCGTCAAGTTCCGCATTCAGCAGGTCAAAATCCCATTCAGCTTTTTCAGCTACTTTGTTATCTGCCAGCCGGAACGCCTTTATCTGCTCATCTGTCAGGTCGTCAGCAATTATGCACGGCACTTCACTCATTTTAAGCTTTTTTGCAGCTTTATATCTTGTATGCCCTGCAACAATAACATTGTTTTTATCGATCACGATCGGAACCTTAAACCCGAACTCTTTGATGGATTCGGCAACGTATTTAACAGCATCATCGTTCTTTCTCGGGTTATTCTCGTATGGTTTTAAGTCTTTCAGTGCGATGTTAATTATATCCATGTTTCATGCTCCTATTCCCTCTGATTTTACCATTTCTTTCTGTTCACTTTGTACCCGATTCATGCTTACATCCATCATGTGGTAAAAAAAGCCGCTGGTAACCGTAAAAATCTGTCCTGCTCTTCGCTGTAAAATTGGCTGGTAGAAATTTTGATTACGAGCCCCGTTGACAGTATGGCGCGCTGAAGCTTTTTCATGACGGCATTACAATTCATATCACACCCCCATACAGTTATTATTCTATTTTACCATTCTCGTTTCCTGATCCGCGTACCCCTTTTACACAATTGCATGTCCTTCCAGTATCATATAGCTGTTGTATAGATATATCGTTTTCCTGCGATACCCATAAAAATCTTTCCTCCCGATAGGGATGTTGCATATCTTTGAGATGTTGTCATACCCCAGCCCTGATGTCAGGCTAAAAAACAGATATTGCGCCAACTCTGCATATGCGCTTTCCGCAGCCAGAAGCAGCAGTTCCAATTCCCTACCCTTTGCGTTTTTGCACTTGTCTTCTATTTTTTTTACCTCATTGTATGTCAGACCGTAACCATTAAAGTATGTGTCCCTTGTTCCCACATTCCCCACCTTCTTTCTTTTTGCTTTATTTTTTTGTTACCTTATCCAACTCCCGCAGGATATATCTGTGCAGACAGAGGGAACCAGCACACAAGCTGGCGCGCCGGATCCGACCGGTTAGGTGTAATTCTGCGGCTTCCCCTCTGTATTTTTGTTAAATATCAGTTTACTTTTCTTACTCCTTTAAATCCTCATTTTCCCAATCAAGTTTCTGACCGCAATCAGCGCAATAATATCCTCTTACGTCATCAATTCCTACAATTCCGCAGCATGATGGACAAATAAAAATATCACCGGTCAATTTATCTGTATTTCCTCCGAGCAGTGGTTTCTTAGGTATTTGCTTTTCACAGGCCAAAATTGCACTCTGCAGAATAACAATATTCCTTTTCCCCGCATCACTTTTAGAAAACCCTGAATTGGTAATTACATCAATCCGATGTTCACACTCCTTTATGTGTTTCTCTATTTCAGTCATTGTTCCTCCTTCAAATCCTCACTCTGTTTCCAACACATTCAGTATCTTTTCCACTGCCTTGTCCCAGAACAGGTTTGCAAATTCTCCAACCGTACTGAACTGGTCGTCTCCATCAAAAAGACTTACTTCGTCACCATACGGACTTGCTGTCCCAATTTCTGTCAGAGTTTCGTATACCAAATCATCGACGGTTTCCTGTGTTCCTGCGTACTCACATCCCCTGTCCAGAAACTCTTGCAGATTCTCAATAGTTTTTTTTGGAATTTTTGCCATAATAATCCTTTCCGGCTACTCGCCTAAATACTCGCTTTTTGTTTTTATAAAATAAAACGAATCAATCACACATTCCAAAGAAAATCATAGCCAATACCCCAGCAAAACCTGAGAGTATTAACACATCTTCCATGCTTCTGGCGGAGTCCATACTCCCCGCCAGAATAAATAATATCAGGCAAGCCGTAGCGGCTATTATGCCCAACAGCCCTAAGACATCATTTCGTCCATTTTCTTATCCCTTTTTAATCGTCAGATTTTCTCGATCACTTTCCGATACAGCTCTCTGTATTCTTCCAGTAGTGCTTCGGCTTTTTCTGCCCGTATCATCAGCTCCTGCACCTCCGCATCGCACTCTTTTTCTGTCTTTGTCGGAACTGCGGCACTAGGAGCTTCCACAGGCACTTGCCGGATTACTTCTTTTTCTACTATCTGCGGTTCGATTCCAATCGACGCCGCAAGCTTATTTTTCACATCCGCAAGCTGCTCGTCTGACACTGTTCGAAGGTATTCTTCAAAATTCCGGTATGGTACATAATACATTTTGTCGCTGGACCCGTACCGCAACCCCTCGCAGTTTACCTCGATGTCTGTGTGTACGCCCTCTTCCGCTAAGTGAATTACATACGCCATTGCCCCGTGGTCTGCTACCACCAGCACAATCTTCTCTGTCCCTGTGACAGTTCGTGTTCTCCAAACCTCTCCGGTTTTATTTTCTGTTCCCATATTCTTGTCCTCCTGCAGCTTCCTGCGCTTTATTCTCTCTTCTCTTGCTACCGCGATGATTGCCCGGCAGGCTGTTTCATCTCGGTAGCCCTCTGCGTTTTTATACATTCCTTTACTCCAATTATTATGCAAAACGCATCTGTCCAGACTCATCGTCGGTAACAAACTCTAACGTTTACGGCAACATCTCCGGGAAATCCTCAAAGCTCATCTGCCCTGCTACATTGTCATCTTCCATCCACCACCGGAATACATCTTCACCAGTCTTCCATTTTGGATTTCCCCCGGATGCTCTCATTTTATCAAGCATTTCCGAAAAGGCTTTGATATACTTTTCTTTAAACCCTGGGAAATCTGCGAACTCTTTCCAACGCCTCCTTCCTGCCATCGGACAACCAACACATCCTACACGATGATAACCACAATCATATAAATGGTTATATTCTATTCCGTTCCCCCTTATAAAATCCCACACATCGGCATCTGACCACGATATAATAGGATTTATAGCCACCTTCCCTTTCTGACGACAGTGGTCGATTATATCTCTGCTTGCATCGTTGTCATTCGCCAACATGACTCTATCCGCTTTTATTCTATCACTCGCCTTCTTTGTAATAGTTTCCACTTCGTTTCGTGTTGCACGCTTCCTGCTTTCTGCCCACCTTACTCCAGTCGTTATGACACGGTTTTCTGCATTTTGCTCTTTCAAAATCTCACAACAATACCTCATCATTCTGGTGGGTGGCATACCTTTGATGGGGATTAACGACCACATATTGACTTTCTGTCCTTTGTACATCGGCTGCGTGTATTCGCAAGATATTCCCTTTTTTTTTGCACTGGTCAAATACCTTTCGGACATGCTGCATTGTCTGTGGCGCATCAACTGTGGTGATGCTGTGCTGTACCACGAACGGTACGTGAGCTCGCTTGCATAGCTCCAAGACGACGTCCGAATCTTTTCCACCGCTGTATGTACATACAAATGGTTTCCCATAATATCGTTTCGACATGTCTGCTGCCATGCGAATCAAATATATTGCTTCCTCTTCTTTTCCCATTACGCTACTCCTCTAAATGCTAATTTTCTGCATCTTTGGGTACAATTTCTTCCCATTCGCAAAGATGAGTCGTGCATTTACTCTTCCTCCGTTTCCACGATTTCTCCGTTTTCCATCGTGTACCATGTGTCCGCTTTAATCTTCTCTCCGTCCACGCGCACCATCTTTGCGCTCTTTAAAGTCCATTCTTCTTCGTTTTCTTCCCAGTCAGCGATCACAATGTGTGCCCCGACAACTCCTTTTGCTTTTGCTTTGTATCCCCAAGCTAACGCAATGCTTTCTGGGTCTCCCGCGATTGCACTCCCGTAGAGACCCGTTGCGGAGGATGCGCCGCATTTACCCGTTGCGGAGGATGCGCCGTAGTCTCCCGTCGCGGAGGAAGCGCCGCAGTCTCCTGTAGCGGAGGAAGCGCCGCAGTATCCTGTAG